CGCCCTCTGGATGAACGACAAGCGCCAGGAGCAGAAACATCCTCACTTAAAAGGATCAGGGGAGACGGATCAGCCCGTGTGGGCGTCCGCATGGTTCAGCAAAGACATAGACGACGGTGACAAAAAGGCATTGATGGGCATTCTGAAGCGTTACAGCAGCAAGAAGCCGTTTATCACCATCTCGCTACAGGTGAAGGAGCAGCAAGGTTACGAGTCCCAACCAGGGGAGCGTGGCTTTGACGATGAGGACGAAAGCACGCCCTTCTAATATATGGAGACCGATATGACAACAGCACAGAAATACCCGGTAAAGGAATTCAGCCCAATCGCGGCACAGATCGCTGTCTGGGCTGAGAACTACGGCAGCCTGGTAGTCTCGGACAACAAGTCCTACGAAGGTGCCAAAGCAGCCAGGCAGGAAGTCCGTAAGGGCAGGACCACGATTGAGAGCCTTCGTAAGGACGCAGTGTGCGCTCGTACTGGCGAGTGGTGCCCCGGAATATGAAGATATGATACTGCAGATTGCGGACAACTTGGTTGAGGAAGGTCTTCTCTCAAAGGAGATGTTGCATTGATGGCCATGGTTAGAGAACGGGACGTTTCATTTCAGCAATCACAGGGTGAGCATGTATGAAGATATTGTTGGATAAGTCGGCGGAACACATTTCAACATATAGTCAAAAAGTACGGGCACGCATTTGGACAATTACTTACGCCACTGACCGGCAATAAACGAGCTGTAAATATCACCTGCGGAATTGACAACGGATGTTTCTCCACGTTCAAAGAAGCAAAATGGAAAGACATGATGCAGGTTGCTCGAAACAACAGCGACAATCTGGTATTTGTCGCCCTTCCCGATATTGTTGGTGACGCTAGGCGCACACTAGAACTCTTTCAACACTTCACCTATTTTACCACAGGTCTGCCGAATGCTTTGGTTCTACAGGACGGCATTGGTGATTTCCCCATACCGTGGGGTGAGGTCGAGGCTGTGTTTGTCGGCGGCTCTGATCAGTTCAAAATCTCTCAAGAAGCGAATGGCGGCAGTGTAAGGCAGCTCGCATTCTTGGCAAGTGGGTTCACGTCGGCAGGGTGAACACGGTTGAACGATTACAGAATTGGGTAGGTATTGCAGACAGCATCGATGGTAGCGGCATCACCAAATTCGATCACATGCTCGAAAAACTGTTGGCGTACCTGGAGAACAAAGACAAACAAGAGGAGTTGCAGATCGCATGAGCACAAAAAAAGGCCATGGTTAGAGAACGGGACGTTTCATTTCAGGGTGAGGATGTATGAACTATAAGGAATACCTCAAACAGAAATCCTTTGTTCATCTGAATGCGGGATTCCAGCCTGACGAAGATTTGATTCATGCTGGCCTGTTCGATTTTGAGAAAGACTGCGTTCGTTGGGCGTGTCGTCGTGGCCGGTCTGCCATCTTTGCTGATACTGGCCTTGGCAAGACGATCATGCAGTTATCTTGGGCTGACCAGGTAGTTCACTCTACATCAAGGCCCGTGTTGATTCTCGCGCCGCTATGTGTCGCTCAGCAGACAGTTAGAGAAGGGCTGAAATTCGATATTGCCTCAGAGTATATCAGGTCCGGATCAAGCGATGCGATGATCCGCGTCACTAATTACGAGATGCTGAAAAACTTCCAACCAGAGAATTACAGCGGCATAGTCCTAGACGAATCATCAATACTGAAAGGACTTAATGGAACCGTCAGACGACAGATAACCGACTTTGCAAGTACGATACCCTATCGGCTTAGTTGCACCGCGACACCATCACCCAACGATTACATGGAACTCGGAACTCAATCTGAGTTTCTGGGAATAATCTCTCAGACTGAAATGCTCGCCACGTTCTTTATACACGATGGCTCTGACACCGCCAAGTGGCGATTGAAGGGCCATGGCAGGGTTCGGTTTTGGGAATGGCTGGCAACATGGGCCGTCGTTATCAGGCACCCGTCTGATCTAGGATATTCAGCAGAAGGGTACGATCTGCCGCCCCTTAAACACTTTGAGCACATCGTTGAAACCGATCCTGTCGAGGAGCTATTCGTGTCTCCTGCGATGGGGCTACAAGAACGGAACAGGGCTCGCAAAGAGAGCATCAATGACCGGTGCGCGATAGCAGCAGAGATCGCCAATGGAATTGATGGTGCTTGTATTATCTGGTGCAATCTCAACGCAGAGAGCGAATTGCTCAAGAAGCTAATCCGGGGAGCCGTAGAGGTAACAGGCTCCGATACCATTTCTCACAAAGAGCGCTCGGCCATGGGGTTCGTGGACGGAGAGATAGAAAAACTCATTAGCAAGCCTCGCATATACGGCTATGGCCTAAATCTGCAGCATTGTCACCATATTATATTTGTTGGATTATCGGATAGCTGGGAATCATACTACCAAGCCATTCGTAGATGCTGGCGATTCGGTCAAACCGAAAGTGTTGAAGTACACATCGTCAGCGCTGATACAGAGGGCGCTGTCGTTGCCAATATCAAACGTAAAGAAGAACAGAACAAACGTCTCGGAGAGGAAATGGTGCGTCTGGTAAGGGATTACACCATAGCTGAAATTAAAGGCGCATCCATTGAAAGGACGGAATATAAACCATCGGTAGAAATGCAGATGCCTGCATTCGGGAGTTGATATGTACAGAGTAGAACTGATACCAAAGTCCAGTACCCTGACTGATATCCTGATCCCATGGACTGATTCTGGGCGGGAGAATAACGCAACAGATGGCCAGTTCGTCTTTGAACAGGCGGATTCGGCGTGGGCCGATGATGGTCTAATCACCATCGAGGTTGGAAAGAAACGATATGTCTACAACATGGCCGATTTCTATCGGTTGAAAATCACGGATCTGGGAGAGCAATAATGCAGGTCTTGGATCAATATTCAACTGGCCGCTGCGTAATCTACAACGCCGATACTGTCGAAGTGGCCCAATCACTACCGACCGAGTCGGTAGACTTTTCGGTGTTCTCTCCCCCATTCGCCAGTCTGTATACCTATTCCAATTCAGACCGCGACATGGGCAATGTCAGCTCTCATGCTGAATTCTGGGACCAATATCGATATTTAATCACAGAGCAATTCCGCGTAATAAAGACTGGCCGCAATATCGCTATCCACTGCATGAACTTGCCAACGTCAAAACAAAACGATGGGTTTATTGGGATTCAAGATTTCCGAGGAGACCTCATCCGAGAATATCAGTCGGCGGGATTCATCTACCATGCTGAGGTCTGCATTTGGAAATGCCCGGTAGTCTCTGTCACCAGGACAAAGGCGCTCGGGCTTCTGCATAAACAGATCAAGAAAGACTCTGCAATGTCGCGCATGGGGATTCCTGATTACGTGATAGTGATGCGTAAACCTGGCGAGAATCTGGATCCTGTTGCCGGCGAGTTCAAATACTATGTGGGTGAGAATCCACCACCAGGATTTGAACGAATTGATCGGCATGACGGCAGTCACTTCTGGATGCCGGGGCCGCAAGGGACCAGTGTCGATATTTGGCAGAAATACGCAAGCCCTGTATGGGATGACATAAACCAAACAGACACCCTTAATTTCCGCGAAGGCCGGGAGGACGATGACGAACGCCACATATGCCCATTACAGCTTGACGTGATCGAGCGATGCCTGCAGCTTTGGAGCAATCCCGATGACGTGGTGTGGACTCCATTCTTGGGTATTGGATCAGAAGCATACATGGCCATCAAGTTAGGCCGAAAAGCCATTGGAGTGGAACTGAAAACCAGCTACTACGAGTTGGCCAAACGAAATATTGATTTAGCTGTGGAGCGTCAATTTGATTTGTTTACTGTCGCATGAATAACACAGGCACAAAAAAGCCGCACCTTGCGATGCGGCTTAGTTGTTTACACAGATTGGGCGTCGGTGTAATATCAGATCTGCCAAGAAATGATATGCGAAGTGTACCACACTCCGTATCTTCAAGTGAACACCACCTCGTATACACATTTCTGGCCCCCAGGGGCGGGATAGACTCATTAATGCCGGTAGCAGTACGGTGTGGACGTACCCGTTACCCTGACGTATTCAGGATGCGGTTATCACCAGAGTGCAGTAACGTAGACTGTACCAGTCTGTTAAATGACCGTCGAATGCGGTTAGCGGCCAGCCGAAAGCATTTAGGTGCCGTAGGTGCGGACAAGCGACAGCAGGTTAGAATCCTGCCTACCGGCGCCAATGAGAAGGCGCGAAACCGGCCTGAACCCTCAAGAACCCAGGTTATCCCGATAAAGGACCACACCGCGCACTGTCCTCGGGCCTATGTTCAAGATGCATGGCATTGGTATATATACCGGAAAGGGAACAAGTACTCGATTACCCAGACTGTACAGGGTATGACAAGGAAAGGGCGGGACTATGATTGAAATTGAAAAATTACCCGAATGGCAAGAACACTGGCTCATGCGCAAACGGCTAAAATTCCCCTGTACAGCAAAAGCCAAACGCCAGGCGCTGAACAGCATAGAAAGGCTATCCAAAGAAGGGTATGACCCAGCCCTATTGCTGACCCGATCCACAGATATGGAATGGCGGTCCTTCTGGAGACATGCCGATTGTATGAAGGCTCGCCCTGTACTTGAAACGGTGACTCCAGACATGCTCAGACGCTCTAACAGCGAGATTGCAGATGAGGTTATCAAACGTATTCACATGAAGAAGATACCGCCCAGACGGACATCTCAGGACCACCTACGGCAACTAGCGGATAAACTTCGTGATGACGGATAAAGAGATGGCAAAGCAGGCCACACAGATAGCGTACAACAATCGGTTCAATCCAATGTACAAGCCGATAATTAACTATCAGGGTGACTTTGACTATCAGGCGGTTGCTGATTCTTGTGCGATCCCAAAGACCAGCAAACTGACAGAACACCAGATTTGCTGGAAGGCGCTATTCAGTAAGTTCGATATGGCATGGGCTAGGTTTTGAGAGTACACAGGAGCGCTGAGAATGAGTGATGAGAATGAAACGGACCGAGTGATTAGAGAGGAGGATACTTTTAACTTCTGGGTAACGATCTTGTGTATCGCGGCCTCCCTGGTGATTCTTGGAGCGTATATATGCACGAATTTGTAGATTTACCCTGGCACTTGGCCCTCTTATTTGCCCTCTGCGCCCTGATAATCGTTCTGGGGTGTATTATCATCCTTATCGCTAACGTCGCTTACAAGCAAGCACATGAAGCCTCAGCGGCAATACGCATAGGTCTATACTTCTTTCGGATCATGGTGATTGATGATGTTTGGTTTTTCGGGCTTCCTGGATCTGGATTCAATGAGATGGGATGGCGGGTAACTCGAGTTGGATGGAAGCTCAAGATCGAGCGATTGAGAAGGCCAATGGCTACCAAGCGATGAAAATTCCAATGCGCCGGATCAATAATGCCCTATTTCCAGCAGGACCAGAGGCAGAACACGCTTTCCAGCAGACAGAGCGCGGGACCATGTATGAGGTCGAAATCAAGAACATGGGGCAGACCTTTACTGAATCTCAATTGGGTACATTCTGGTATTGGATGGGGCATTTAGCCCAACACATATCCACAGATGAAGACAAATTCACCAAGAACGACTTGCACGATATTGTCTGTCCCAAATTTTTGGGATATGAGGAGAAGACCCTGGGCAAGACAACGATTAGAGGATTGCGCACCCTAACGTGGCCCAGAAGACTGAACACGGCGGAAAAGTCCGAGCTTTTGAGCAAGATAGATGCTTGGGGGATAGGGATAGGGATATTCCTCCCGACACAGCAAGACAGCGAATATGCGAAATACAAGGAGGCACAAGATGAATGAAAAGGCATTTCCAAAAGAGTGTAGCCGGCACCAACAGACAATGCGAGCTTTCTCTGTAGAGGTTTCGCCAATCAGTCACGATATCAAAGCACTACAGGGGCACGGTACATGGTTCCGCGAAAGATGGTATCCCGTTCCGCTGCTAGAAGTTCCGAAATGGTTAGGCGTACCCAATGCCGATACAGGAAAGGCGTATCCAGAAGGGTTGTTTACTAGAAAGGGGGCAGAGGCAATTAAGTGGATTTTCCTGGCGCAAGCAGAAAAAGAATTACAGCATTTTGAATGGGACACTCGAATTATCCGCCACAAGATCGTATCAACCTATTGTGATACCGAAGTCAAAATTGAATTACAGGACTGCATCGATGACGGCCAATCAGCAGAGAGGGTAGACGAGTGAGTGAGCCTACTATAGAGCGAAGGAAGGCCCAAACCTTTTGGTATGCAGTATGGGGGCAATGGTGGATAGCGAGGACCATTTTCAGCAAAAGATTCTGGAACGAACCCTTCAGAGACTATCCACAAACGTGGTACTACATGCCACGCTGGACTCTGTTTCGTTCGCCCCTGCAATGGCTGTGTTGGTGTTGTGGAGGACATCATCCAAGTAAAACCGAATGGGGGTATGGTGGCGACGACGATGTTGATGGCTGGTGTCGTTGGTGCAACAAACTGCTGAAGATGCCAATCACTGAAGCGCGGTTTCGACACCCAACTTTCGAAGAGTGGAGGCCGGACAAAAATCTATTTCCACAGCAAGACAGGAGGGCAGAGGAGTGAGTGAGATCGTAATGGTGCAGGGAATCTCCGCGCAAAAGCCAACATATTGGTATGCAGACAAGATTAACAAATACTTTATGTGCAACCACTATCACCCTGACATGTATTTGGTGCTTGGCCCTGGAGGGTTCCGCACCATTGAGGCGTGTGATTGTGAAGAAGTGCCTGAAGACGAACAGGGCTAAGGAAGCACCATGGCAATAAAGAAGTGCATTCAAGCGGCGATGCAAAGGATTGCTAAACGCAGAACCGGCAAGTCCAAACTGGTGTACGACAAGGCTACCAGAACAATCGTGAAGGTTTCGGATAGACAGCCGCCTGTCAAAGTGCTGGATATCTCAGACCAAGAAGCGGATATGTTTTCCGCAGAAACAGGGAGGCGATGAGGGATGATTGACACACATAAAATACACCATTTAGGGCTGAGCGGGATAGTATTTGCAGCCTGCGGGAGAATCTGGGGTAATCGACTGTATGCCCCACCAGTGACACGGGATGACAGGGAAGTTACCTGCCATGCGTGTAAGAATCGCTTGGCTGTAATCCAGTCGAAAGGTTCATACGGAAGAGGAGAGCACCATGACAAGCAGAGCACTTGAACTGAAACCAAAAATGACAGAACGACAAGAATACCAGTGGGACGGGGAAATAAGCTATGAAGATGCGGCTGATCTTATCGGCGAAATTGAGCGCGAAAAAGCTGACTTGGTTGCGGCATGGGTTGACGAAGGCAATGATTACCACAGGCAAATCGCATCCCTGGAATCACAGCTTCATGCTGCAGAGCAGGAGCGGGATCTATGTATCGGGTGGATGTATGCGTGGGCCTGCAAAGTCATGGACCGTGGGATAGACGTTCGTAAAGCCGAATTTCCAGCCGTCATTAAGGAAATGAAAAAGGACTTAGCCATTCTGGAGAGCGATTGATATGCTGCTTAATGTAACGGAGGCACCATGACAAGCAAAGAATCAAGGGCTGATTACGAATCGGCATTAGAGCATGCCCAAGAATACGCACTTGGCGAATATGAGGCTTCTGAGATTGAAGGTTATGTCTATGACCTGAGGCAAGACATCAAGGTTCTGGAATCCCAGCTTCATGCAGCACGGCAGGAGCGGGATGCGCTGAAAGCAGAACTACAAAACAACCGCTGTATTAAATGTGGCAAGGC